CGACTTCTTGAATCAGTATCTTCCTGATACATATGAGAAAGAATTTGAGCGTTACGGTAATAGATCGATCTCTTCATTCCTAAGAATGGTGGGAGCGGAAATGCCTTCTAACTCTGACATGATCAAATGGGCAGAGCAAGGAAGACTACACGTTAAATACACACAGTGTACATCTGGCTCAGCGGCTGGAGTGGGAACAACGTTTGCAACATGGACTGTTGCTGACGACCTAACTCCTACTATCCCAGGCGGGACTACTACTGCGGGACAAGGTGGAATTGCAATTAGAATCGGTCAAACGATTATGATTTCTGATAACACTGCTGGTTCTAACTTAACGAACAAAGCTGTTGTTTCTGACGTTGACTATGTTAATAGTACTTTTGTAGCTAACTACTACGAAGCTGGCGGACAAGCTGTTGCTGCTGCAGTTAACTGCACTATCTTCATCTACGGTTCTGAGTTCAAGAAAGGAACTCTTGGAATGGTTGAATCTTTAGAGTCTGATGACTTCATCTTCGACAACAAGCCAATTATCATTAAGGACAAGTACCAAGTTTCTGGTTCTGATATGGCTCAAATCGGATGGATCGAGATTACTTCTGAAGACGGAGCTAACGGATACCTATGGTACCTAAAGTCTGAGCACGATACAAGACTTCGTTTCGAAGATTACTTGGAGACTGCTATGGTGGAAGCTGTACCTGCGGACACTGCGTCTGGAGCTGCTGCAATCCTTGGTAACGCTGCTGGTAATAGTGCCGCTGGATATGACGGAGTATTCTACTCAGTTGGTCAAAGAGGTAACGTATACGGCGGGGGTAACCCAGTTGCATTAGCGGACTTCGATGCTGTGATTCAGAGGTTAGATAAGCAAGGTTCTATTGAAGAGAATGCTCTCTTTGTTAACCGTCAATTCTCTTTCGATATGGACGATATGTTAGCTGCACAAAACTCTTACGGAGCGGGTGGTACTTCATACGGTCTATTCGATAACGATGAAGAGATGGCTCTTAACTTAGGGTTCACAGGCTTCCGTAGAGGATATGATTTCTATAAGACAGATTGGAAATACCTTAACGATGCTTCTATGAGAGGTGGTCTAACAGGCGGAGCTATCAACGGACTTTTAGTCCCAGCTGGTTCTACTACTGTATACGATCAGGTCTTAGGAAAGAACGCTAAGCGTCCATTCTTACACGTTAGATACAGAGCTTCTGAAACAGAAGATAGACGTTATAAGACTTGGTTAACTGGTTCTGCCGGTGGAGCAAGAACTTCTAACCTTGACGCTATGGAGGTTAACTTCTTGAGCGAGAGATGTGTATGTACTTTAGGTGCAAACAACTTCTTCTTATTCCAGAACGCGTAAACATAATATGATGGAAATGGGGGAGGAAATTTGTCTTCCCCTATTTTTTTAACTTTAATTAAATATTTAATAAAATGAAAAACAAGAAAGTATTTACGTCTAAGACGTACAGATTGAAAAAAGAGGCATGCCCTCTAAACTATATGTTGGCATCGCACAATACAAGCAGGTCTCCCCTCTTGTATTTTGATGAAGAGACAGGTATTAACCGCCCCCTTCGTTATGCACGAAACCAACAATCCCCTTTTGTAGATGAGCAGGATGGAAACGCCATCTTAGAGCCTATCGTTTTTGAAGACGGGCTTTTGTTTGTAGAAAAAGCCAATCAGGTTTTACAACACTTTCTATATTATCATCCGTCGAGAGACCAAGTCTTCGAAGAGATAAACAATGAAAAAGACGCATCGGAAGATGTAGCGATATTAGAGATGGAGCTTAACGCACAGATTGTAGCTAAGGAGCTTTCTTTCGAAAAGCTTCTATCCGTAAGCAGGATCCTTCTGGGTGGTGCCGTAGATAGACTAAGCACCTCTGAGTTAAAAAGAGACATCCTAATGTTTTCTAAGCATAACCCGCGTGAGTTTATGGAGGTAGTAAACGATCCTGAGTTAGAGTTTGATGACGAGGTAAGACAATTCTTTGACGAGAAACTTTTATCTTTACGAAACAAAAACAAGGACGTATACTTCAACCTTAAAGGAAATAAAAAGAAGATGCTGTCCGTTCCTTTCGGAGAAGATCCATTTTATATCGTAGCTTCTTATTTGAAGACAGACGATGGGCTGGATGTTTACAAAGGACTTTCAAAGATGCTGGGCGAGTAATCCACATCTCCTTCCCAAATTAAAAGCACTCAGAGATGGGTGTTTTTTTTTGCCTATCTTTGTGGGATATTAACACATAAATTATTTTTATTATGGAAAAATTTTTAAGCATCCCTGTAACTTCAGAAGGAAACCAACTGGTTCCTGTTACCGATGTAAAACTTATTGAGTGGGAGTCCACTACTTCAACTTCTTTAACTTATGGAAGCGGAAAGGTAGTTACTATTACTCACGCTTCTGTAGGAGCCGCTTCTGGTACAAACTCTGGAAATCAGTTTAGACAGTTTATACAGTCAAGCGCTGTAGCCGCTTTGCAAACTTCTTGGACTAACCCTTCTTTTTCAGCAATCCCAGTATACGCAGTAAGCGATATTACTATTGCTTAACTATTAACACATAAAATATTTTTATTATGGAAAAATTTCTCAGTATCCCCGTATTAGACGGGAACGCTACAAACAGTCAAGACCAATTGGTTTCGATTACAGGTATCCTAAGTATAGGACAGGCTACCACAACAACTGCCACTATCAATTATGTTGGCGGTAAGGTTATTACCTTAACATGGCCAACAGCTTACGCTGCTCCAATTCTTCAGGAGGCAGTGCAGACAGCTGCTATGGAAGCATTGCAGTCGGGATGGACTGCGGTAGCAGAATACTACGCTCCGAAAGGAATGGTCGCAGGACCAGCCGTTAATACAGCCACTGAAGCTGGATCGTTCTTAAATGTTAACCCGCTTTCAGCAATAGCAATAGCTTAATATGCTTTCAAACATGGAAAAATTTATAAACTTTAAACAACTTAATGTTGTTAGGACAGGAACCACGACAGCGAATGGCGATGCTGGTTTAACACTAACCGATAGTGGTGCGTTTTTTACACAACTTGTGTTACCTCATGCTATTGTATGGGATAGAGCTACAGCGAGGAAGTACCTTGTAACAGCCGTTACTTCGGATACTGAATTAGCCCTTGAATCTATAGGAGTGGATGTGGGAACAGGTGTCCCAGATGCAACTGCATATTTTATCTATATGCCAGAGTATACTGTTAGACAAGCGGGTACTGCAGACGGAACTGGGGCGTTTCAACTAATTGATTCTACAGTAGATTTCATTGCTGCTGGAGTAAAAATAGGAGACTACGCTTTAGATATAACAGCAGCTGTAACGGCTAAAGTTACTGCGGTAACGGGCACTATGTTAACCGTAGACACTGATACTTTTGCAGGTGGAGACAATTACTTAGTATATGCTTCAGGTGCTGACGATCATGATGTTATAATGAGATCGGCGGATGTTGCAGATATTTCAAATGCATCAGCTGACACCTCTATAGTTAACACTACATATGAGCCAACGGGAACAGCGGTAATGAAAGTTGATTACGCATATTCTTCTACGGTTGGAGCTAATTCAGATATGAGAGCAGCAATGCAAGACGCTGTAACAGCTTCTTTACAAACTGCATGGCCAGCTGTGACGTATGATTTCCCAGGATTACAAAACCCTTATGTTGCTGTAACAAACGCAACGTGGTTAGGTGGGAAAGAGTATTTCTTCTTGAAAATACAAAAAGTATAATATAACACTACATATATTAGAAAGGGGCTCCAAAAAACGGGACCCTTTTTTTTTGCTTATCTTTGTAAAAACACTTTGGTATGCCTATAAATGATGTAAGAAATACGGTGTTAGCTATAGCTAATAAAAACAACTACGGATATATCTCTCCTCAAGACTTCAACCTATACGCTCAACAGGCGCAGATGGATATGTTTGAAGATTACTTTTATCAGTATAACAACTGGATAAACAGAGAGAACAACCGGACTTCAGGGAGCGGATATGCAGATATTATAAAGGGGTTAGAGGAGGTTATAGATAGTTTTTCCGTAGAGGGTTTCCTTTCTTTAAGCACAGGCGTCCCAGCAGGGAGTAATAACTACGTGCTGCCATCAAACTATTACTTAATAAGTAAACTTTTCCGATACCCTACCTTACGTGTAGCGGGAACTACGCCAGGCGTGGTAGCGAACAGCTTAGTAGATGTATCTGTAGACTTTCTCGCCGCGGGAGTTCAGCCAGGCGATTTAGTAGTAAACACTTCTGCTACAGGAGTCGCTCCATACCCTGTCACAGGGTTTGTGGGACTACAGGGATGGGCGCAGTCTATAACTAACTCTGCCCCAGGCAACGCTAATGACACGATAGTTTTATCGACGGATTTATTTTCTAATCCAGCGGGGCTGCCTTCGGAGTCATATGCTATATACGACGCGAAGAATATAGTAGAGGTAGAGAGGGTGAGTCAAAGAAAAATATTTAACCTTACAAGCTCACAACTTACTGCACCTACAAAGCAATATCCGTGTTACGTGTTGGAAGGTGATATGATTACGGTGTACCCTACTATATGGGACGGGTACAACATCCCATATACCGTAGGAGACATCATGGGTCTGTGCGATGTAAAGGCGCAGTATATAAGATACCCTAACACCCCAAGGTGGACTTGGGTAGAACTTACTGGGGGTGAGCCTATATTCGATGCTTCTCCTGCCGACTATCAGGACTTTGAATTACCCATCTCTGACGAGCCGGCTTTGGTAGCTAAGATATGTCAGTACGTTGGTATCTCGATTCGTGAGAAGGAGGTGGTTGAGTTCGGAATAACGGAGGAAACTAAAGATACACAAGAAACAAGCTAATTAGGATGACATATATAACAGATTATCAGTATTACGAAAACAACCAGCTCTCTCCAACAGACGCTAACTGGGGGTCGTATCAATATGTCTCCTTGGATAATATCGTCAACAACTTTATGTTGATGTATCAAGGAAATACTGAGCTTATAAATAATATAAACAGGTATCAAGTTTTATTCTTCGCTAAAAGAGCTATACAAGAGTTAAACTATGACGCCATGAAGGAGATAAAAATCCTTCAACTAACGATCAACGATCAGTTGAAGTTCATCTTGCCTCCCGACTATGTCAATTGGGTAAGGATTTCTATATATCGTAACGGAGTGCTACTCCCTTTAACGGAAAATATCCAAACGAACTGGAGTGGGGCATACCTACAAGATCACCAAGCTCGAGTTCTATTTGACATCTACGGGGATGTCCTTAAGCCTAACGATTCTAAATTAGATATAGACCGCATCACAGGGCAGAGCAGAAGTATATACCTTAATGAAAACAGTCCTTACAATAACACCCTTGGGTGGAATGTCGACGGGGCGTGGTATTTTGACTATGCTATCGGCGCTCGCTTTGGATTAAATACAGAGACAGCTAACGCTAACCCAACCTTCAGTATAAATAAGAAGGGTGGTGTAATAAACTTTAGCTCAGGTGTGGGCGGCGAGTCGGTGGTTTTAGAGTATATTTCAGACGGGATGGAGAAAGGCGATGACTCGAGTGTGAGTATAAATAAACTTTTTGAAGAATATATATATGCGGCCATCAAGTATTCTTTACTTAACAACAGACTGTCAGCTCAGGAGTATGTGATAAATAGAGCGCGAAAAGATAAATCCTCTTTACTGAGGAATGCGAAACTAAGATTAAGTAATATGCACCCTGGAAGACTCTTGATGAATATGAGAGGAAAAGATAAATGGATAAAGTAGTATGATATTACAAACTAATTTTATAGCGGGTAAGATGAACAAAAGCGTGGATGAGCGCTTAGTTCCTCTCGGCGAATATGTTGATGCATTAAACGTGCGCTTAGGTTCCACGGAGGCTACGGAGATTGGGGCGGTAGAGAACTCTCGAGGAAATACTGCACTCACCCAGTTGCAGTATCTAAACCAACCCCTTAGTGTTGGTGGCACCAGATGTATAGGTGCGTATGAGGACGGCATGAAGGAAACTATATATTGGTTTGTACACGATACAGCTAATATATTTTCTGCTTCTGGTCAGGTAAGTTTAATAGTTTCGTATAACGTTAATGTGGGCGCTCTTACGTACCATGTTGTAAGTGAGACTGTTTTAAACTTTAGCCATGATTATCTTGTCACGGGAGTGGATAAGATCGGAAACCTTTTGTTTTTTACAGACGACTTAAACCCTCCACGTTATATAAACGTAAGGAGACAATACCCTGTAGACACCATCCTTGTTGATCCTTTAGAGGAGGAGGATATAAGCGTTATTCTTAAGCCGCCAGGGTTTGAAGATATAAACCCCATAATCTCTTTAGGCCAGCCCTATGTATCGTTGTTTGATAACGGAACCCAAGAGGATTATATGGAGGGTAGGTTCCTTTGTTTTGCATATAGGTACCGATATGATGACGGAGGATTTAGTGCGACTTCTTTATTTACAACTCCAGCCTTTGAACCAAAAGAATTTAACTTTAGCTTTTCTACCTTTCAGAATGAAGGTATGCAGAACAAGTACAACTCTGCAAGAGTATATTTTTCTACTGGGTCGAGAAGGGTTATAGAGATACAAGTGTTATATAAAGAAGCGACGAGTAATAACATATATATTATAGATAGATTATATAAAGACACTCAGGGTATTCCTAATAATTCGTTTTCATATCTAACGTTTACAAATAGCAAGATCCTTTCCCTCCTGGGTTCCGATGAATTGCTAAGGCTATATGATAACGTGCCTCGCTTATCTCAGGCCCAAACAATACAGGGTAATAGACTGATGTACGGAAACTATCTCGATCAGTATAATATTTCCGCATTTCCAGA